CCCATTGCCATTAAAGCGTTTACTTGATCTACGACTGTCATAGGCACTGAAAGTCTGTCAGACATTGCTCCAGATGAAACTTGCTGAAATGTAGAAGGATTAGCCATTTGTCCAATCATTTCTCTTTCTCTATTAGCTATAGAAGATTGCAATTCTGGTACTGTCAATGATGCATCAGCCATTGCTCTAGGTGACATATCAGGCATAGCCGCTTGTAAATTCATTTCGCTACCATCTCTTGGCAAGTCTGGTCTTTGTGGTGGTAAGTCTACTGGGTTTCCAGTTACAGAATCAATGAATTGTCCTGTTGGTGTTATAACTATTGGCATTATCTTAGCTCCTTTTGTAGTTTAATAGCGTTTTTTTCTCGTTCTAATTGTAGTTCTAATTCTAGCTTTGCTACTTTTGCTTGTAATTCTTGTTGTAACTTAGCTTGTTCTATTTGCATATCTTGTTTAGCTTCTGCTTCATTGATTGCTAGTTTCTGTTGTGCTTTAGCTTGATCAGCTTGTATCTGCACTTGTGTTCTAGCCTTCAACGCCTCTGCCTCTAGTTTAGCAAGTTCTTGTGCATATTGTAGAGGATTGTTTTGTTGTTGTTGTTGAGACATTGCCACAAGAGGTTTGATAGCTTCCATTTGTGGTGCTTGCTTAACAACTTCAGCCGCTCTCTGACTAATAGCCATATCAAGTGCTGGATCAATATCTTCAAACTTGAACTTAGGATCACGAATATCTGGCATTCCTGGTAAGGACATATTGATACTTGCTTGCATCCGCTGCCTGTAAAGAAGTGCTATATGCTCTGCTATATGTGCAATCAATAAAGGTTGCATTGATCTTGCCCCTGGATTTCCAGCTAAAGATGGATCGCTGATAAACTGCATATGAACTGCAATATGGCTTTCGTGATCTTGTTCTGGAAATGCTCTTATAGGCTTACCATACATCAATGACATATTTTCAGTAATAGGATCAAGTTTAGATGCTTCTTCTGGCTTCTTTAGTACTTCATCTATGTTGTTAATTCTTATTGCTTCGTACATTCTTTTGTACGCCTCATACTGATCATGCAATTGTGGTGCTGATTGTGCCATCTGCAGAACTGCTTGTGCTTGTGCAATTCTCTGTGCAGTACTGAATATGTTAGGATCACTGACTGGAATAATATCTATTCTATCATTAAAGTCTTTTGCATAAATAATTGTATCTACACCACTTTGTGCAAACTTAAATTCTTCTGGTAAATATTCTGCATTTAACTTAGCTAATAGTTTAAACTCTTGTCCTTGTGAATAATGTAATCTTTTGTGAATAGCACTAAATGATTTACTGCCTTGCTCAATCAGTGCGACTGTACTTCCAACGGGAGCGTTTGGGTTCACATCACCTACATTAAGGTCTGCAGTATTCGCAAATCGTCTACCAATATCTGTGATAGCGTTCATAAGATTGAACAAGGTCTGTGATGGCTCTTTAAATGGAAGTGGCATAATAGCTTTGTTTACATCGTCTACAGTAGCATCAAGATCAGCAAATTCTCCTGGGTTGATTTGCATCTCACCACCAGTAACTCTGCCTTTTAGCTTAAAGCCACCTTGCATATTTGCAAAAGCCGCACTATCCAATAATGCTCTAAGTGATCCAGTAGCCGCTTTACCTAATCCACCAATCATATGATATAAACCAAAACCATAAAATCCAGTTCCTGGTAAGAACTTATAACTTACGAACCAATCTCTTCTTTTTTTTCTTTCGTCTGCTTCTTCCCAATTACGTCTTACTACAACAATCTTTTCTGAGTCGTAGTCAATTGTAACCACATAAGGCAAATGCACCATATTATCTTCGTCTTGCTCATTGTCCTCATCAATTCCATCAAAGCTCTGATAGCAATGCATTTCTAATAATGTCATCACCTCATCTTTAGATTCACTGTTATAAGGGTCTACGCCTTCTATCTCACTTCCAATATCTCCACTTGGGTCAATATCCTCTGAAGAATATTTGCTTGGTAAGTAAAAGCCAGCTTGAACATATTTGTTAAAGTCGTTTCTAGGCATTCTAATAACATGAGTATATCTTGTAGATGTGTATAAATCTTTACTTTCTGGCGATACTACGAAATCTTCTGCCTTCACAAACTGAGAACATTGTCTATCTAAGTTAGCATCCCACCAAACTTTTTTAAATGTATGTCCAATTAATGGTAACTGAAATAACATCTGATCAAGGTCTGGAAAGTATTCTGGCATCTCTTGAGTGATTTGATAGTTCATGTAATCTTTTACACGCTTGGCTTGCTCTTCCATCTCTTCATTAGGATCACCAACTATTACAGTCTTAACGGGACCTCCAGATGGGTATAATTCTGCGATTGCTCTAGCATTAAACTGTGTAGCCGCTTCTGCTATCATAGGATGAACAACTGTACTAAGTCCTCTAGAAGCTCTTTGGTTCTCCTCTTCGTCTTGTCCACCTTGTGCATCGAGTGTCTCTAGACCTTGCTTGTATCTAAATTCCCACTCTGATCTAGCTTCTTTGTCTGACTCATAACAACTAATAAGCTCACTAGCTACGCCATTTAACTCTTTGGCATCAATCTCTTCTGCTAGGTTCTCATCAAAACCAGTATCTTTGACTTCTATTTCATCTAAACTTGGATCACCTATTAGAACTTCATCGTCATTTATTTTTTCAACTTGAAATTCATCTGAAGGCATTGTCTCTGCAAAGGGAATTACTTGTGGTTCTCTAGCCATATATTGTCATCCTTTTCTCTTCTGTACTGTCATCTTCGTCATAATCTGTAGAATGAGTTATAAACCAACCTTTTCTCAATCTTAACCAAGCCTGTGTACAAGTGTCAACTATATCATCATTATCACCCGCAGGAAAGGCTGAACATATATCAATTAGGTTTTTTGCCCATTTTTTATCATGTGGATAAAATATCCTACCATCTTCTAGTAATGCAGAACTACTATGTGCTCTAGCAATCTTGTCTCTATCTGGTGAATAAGCCAACACTGGTATCCCACCCATCCTTAAATCTTGTAACAGACTTTGACCACTAGCCTTCTTCTCTATCAATACTGTGTCAGGCTGCCAGTCATCATATGCCTCTTGTGCGAGTTTCCTTAACTCTGGATAAGTAACTCTATCATACCACATCTCTACTACGATAGCATTGACTTGTCCATTCATTCTAAAAATACCCCATGTAGTTCTAGCACTATAACTGCTTGATTCTTTTGTAGAGAAGGCAGTATCGTAACTTTGCACTAAATACTCAATGTCTGGTAAATCATCTTTTTCCCAGGGAACCCACCATTCTGCTTTGAGTATACCTCCACCTTTTGGCATAGGTCTTTGTTGTAGTTGTCCAGCACTTGCATATGAGCCTAAACTTTTCTCTAGAGTTGATAAGGTTGCATCATCTATACGCTTTTCCCACAACAACTCACCTTCTTTTGATCTTGGGTCTACAAAATGCAATGATGATTTAGTTGGCGTTGGATGACCTATTTCATATCTTGCAGGCAAACATAAGTGATCCCAATCGTTATATTCGTTAGCTAGTATATGACCAGTCAAATCATTCTCATGTACTCTTTGCATAATAATTATAAAAGCACCAGTCTTTGGGTCATTCAATCTAGTCTGCATAGCTTGATCCCACCACTCTAGAACGCCTTCTCTAACTGTGGATGATTCAGCTTCTCTTACGTTATGTGGGTCATCAATAACAATTATGTCTCCACCTTCTCCAGTTAGTGCTCCATCTACTGAGGTTGCTATTCTCTGCCCAGTCTTATTATTCTCAAATCTTTGCTTTTGATTTTGATCTGACGTTAGTGAAAATGTATCTCCAAAATATTTTTTATACCACTGACTATCTATTAGTCTTCTGCACTTAACGCTATCTCTTATTGATAATGATCCTGCATAACTAGCAAATAGAAACCTTTTCTCTGGTTGTATTGTCCAAGTCCAAGCTGGTAGAGCTACTGCAACGCTTATAGACTTCATATGTCTTGGTGGTATATTTATTATAAGTCTCTTTATATCGCCTTCTACTACTGCTTGTAGATGTTCTGATACTGCATCAATGTGCCAATTGTCGTAGAAGTCTCGACCTGGTTCAATCGCTTCCCAAGAGTTTTTCGTGAACTCCTTCAATGATCTCTTCATTTCCTCTGCTTCCACCTTCTGTAGTAACTGAGGTAAGGATTGATTTAAGTTTGCTAAGTTCATTATTGCTTATCCTAGTTAAATCTATAACTTGCTTCTGCTCTATAATAGTTTCTTTCTCTATCTTATCTTGCCAACCTGCTCTGTTCTTTAAATAAAATATCATTGCAGTATTATCGCCTTCTAACGCTTTCTCATATAGCTTATTAGTTACTCTTTGTATTCCTCTGCCCTTACCTCTTTTTATAGCCTCTGCAAACTCTTTAAACTCATTCTGTTTATCATACAAAGTTGACTGCCCTATTCCTAGAGCTAGAGCTATCTGTTCCGATGTAAGTCCTTGAGATGCATAGGCTTCTGCTCTTTCACACATATCTTTTGTAACTACAAATTTAGGTCTACCAATCTTTTTACTTGGCTTTTTAGTGTTTTGTTTCATTTTCATCTCTCTTCTCGTGATAAACTAATACAAGAGCTTCACAGTTAGGACAAGATAAGTTAGTCAGTAATGAGTGCTCTTCAGAGTCCATAGTCTCTACATCGTGATCTCCACCCCAAATTAATTCTGTGTTACATGCCCAACAATTCATAGATATGTACCCCTCATTATTTTTTCAAACTATACCAACCAGTTATTATAAATTTTTCATTCGTGTTACTCACAATTCCTCTGTGTGTAAAATTCCAATAAGGCGGCCAGATTAAAGTTAATCCTTTTTTTGCTGGAGAAGTAAAATTTTGATATTTGAATTGAGTGCCTCCATCTTCAACATCATTTAAATAAGTCATCCATACTAAAACTCTATCAGTTTCTTCCCAACCTGAGTTTTCAAAATGCCATTTTTTAAAACCACCTCCTACAGGATACTTTTGAATATTATAATTTTCACATAAACCAAAATGTCTCAAACCTTTTACTTCTTTGTATGTTTCACAATAAGATTCTAAACAAAGTTGTAAAGATTGATTATAATCCCATATAGGAAAATGGATTTCGTCTGGCACAATTCTTAAATCAAATGATTCTTTAATATGTTTATGGATAACTTTTTTATTATCTAAACGAGTTATACCTGGTATTACAACTCTTTCATTTTTATTAAAATAATCTATTAAATCATCACAAATTGAATCATCCATCATATATGCACCAATAAAGTCTGGAACTTCAATTGAGGATTTTTTTATTTTAAATTCTTCTTTTTTAGTTTTCATATAATTTTACCATTCTCAATTCTCTTTTCTTCCAACCTTTTCCTTTCAATCTTTTGTATTTTTTCCATCTTTTTTTTCAAAT